ATACCTGTTCAACCACCGGGTGGCGACCCTGGTTGATGCGCATGCACGGCTCGCTGACAAAGCGCGGGCAGTTCAGGTCGAGGTTCAGCGCCCGTTCGGCCAGGTTGCTCAGCACATCAAGCTCGGCCAGCGCGGCCGCCGTGTCCTGCAGCGGTGGCAACTGGGCGATCAGGTCTTCGAGAAGTGCTTCGTACAGCATCTTCTCGCGCGCCAGGGCACGGCTTTTGGCGGACAGTGCCTTGTCTTCAAAGGCCTTCAGTTCCGGCGTAATGAAGCGCTCGGCACCTTTGAGGGTCTGGCGACGAATGTAATCGGCGGGTGCGGATTCGGCCTGCTTGCTCGGCAGTTCGATGAAGTAGCCGTGGATGCGGTTATAGCCGACTTTCAGGTGAGACAGGCCAGTGCGGGCTTTTTCCCGGGCTTCGAGGTCGATCAGGAATTGCCCCGCGTTCTCGCTGAGCGATTGCAGCTCATCGAGCTCGCTGTCGTAACCGGTTTTCAACACGCCGCCGTCACGGATCACCGCAGGCGGGTTGTCGATGATGGCTTTTTCCAGCAATGCCGCCAGCTCCGGATAGGTGCTGGTGGTGGTTGCCAGTTGGTTGAGGTGTGGCGCTTCCAGCTCGGTCATTGCCGCTTGCAGTTGCGGCAGCGCGCCGAGGGCATCCCGCAGGCGAGCGAGGTCTCGTGGGCGGGCGTTACGCAGGCCGATCCGGGCGAGAATGCGCTCGATGTCGCCGATTTCCTTGAGCTGCGGTTGCAGCTTTTCGAAACGGTAGCCGTCCAGCAGGCAAGTGATTGAGGTCTGGCGCGCCAGCAACACGCTCAAGTCACGCAGCGGACGGTTCAGCCAACGGGTCAGCAGGCGGCTGCCCATGGCGGTCTGGCAGCGATCGACCACCGATTGCAAGGTGTTGTCGCGGCCACCGGCCAGGTTGGTGTCCAGTTCCAGGTTGCGGCGGCTCGCACCGTCCAGCACTACCGTATCGTCCAGGCGTTCATGGCGCAGGCTGCGCAAGTGCGGCAGGGCGGTGCGCTGGGTTTCCTTCGCATAGGCCAGCAGGCAGCCGGCTGCGCCGATGGCCAGGGTCAGGTTTTCGCAACCGAACCCTTTCAGGTCCTGGGTAGAGAATTGCTGGCACAGACTCTTCAGCGCCGAATCGCGCTCGAAGTCCCAGGGTGCCCGACGACGAACGCCACGACGCTTCTCGGCCGGCAGATCCTTGGGCCAGTCATCCGGGATCAGCAATTCCACCGGATTGACGCGTTCCAGTTCCGCCAGCAGGTTTTCCCAGCCCTTGATCTCCAGCACGCTGAAGTTGCCGCTGGTGATGTCCAGCACCGCCAGGCCGAACAGGCGCTCATCCCCCAGCACGGCAGCGATCAGGTTGTCCCGGCGCTCATCGAGCAGGGCCTCATCGCTCACCGTGCCCGGGGTGATGATCCGCACCACCTGACGATCCACCGGACCTTTGCTGGTGGCGGGATCGCCGACCTGCTCGCAGATCACCACGGATTCGCCCAGTTTCACCAACTTCGCCAGGTATCCTTCCGCCGCATGGTAGGGAATACCGCACATCGGGATAGCCTGGCCAGCCGACTGCCCGCGAGCGGTCAGGGTGATGTCGAGGAGCTTGGCGGCCTTCTTCGCGTCTTCATAGAAGATCTCGTAGAAGTCGCCCATGCGGTAGAACATCAATTGGTCAGGGTGCTGGTTCTTCAGGCGCCAGTACTGCTGCATCATCGGCGTGTGCGAGGACAGGTCGGAGAGGGCTTTATTCATCGGATTGCCAGGAAAACTCGTTCAAAAGGTGTGGGGCAAAAGCGGGCATTGGCACGGCTTTTCCGCGATGGGCGCAAGGTTACCATGGGCAGTCTTGTCGACGCAGGCATCCACGGCCGGGTGACGCCTTAATTGATGACTCATGCATGGGCTATGCAAATAAGCATTTGTCGCGGCAAAAAACTTCGAGCAATATGCGCATTATGCAAAAACGCAATGTTTCGACCGTTTTACGAGCGCTGCTCGATCAGCACGGTATCTCCCCCACGGAGCTACACCGTCGTACCGGCGTGCCTCAATCCACGCTCTCGCGCATCCTCGGCGGGAAGATCGTCGATCCTTCGGATAAACACATTTCGAAGATCGCCGATTACTTCGCGGTAAGTACCGATCAACTGCGCGGCCGTGCGGTTATCGCGCCGACGATCAGTGCCCGGCGTGAAGCCGCGCATTCTCAGCTCACCGACATCAGTCTGTGGGACGACGACACCCCCATCGATGACGACGAGGTTTCGGTACCTTTTCTTCGTGAGGTTGAATTGGCTGCAGGATCAGGAAGATTCGTCATCGAAGAGAGCGAGCGCGCCAGCCTGCGCTTTGGCAAGCGCAGCCTGCGTCATAACGGTGTGCAATTCGACCAGGCCAAATGCGTGACGGTACGCGGCAACAGCATGCTGCCCGTGTTACGCGACGGCGCCACGGTGGGGGTCAACGCCGGCAAGCGAGGGATTGGCGATATCGTCGATGGCGACCTGTATGCCATCAACCATAACGGCCAGTTGCGGGTGAAACAGCTGTATCGACTGCCGACAGGGATTCGCCTGCGCAGCTTCAACCGCGAAGAGCACCCCGACGAAGACTATTCCTTCCTGGAGATGCAGGAGGAGCAGATCCTTATCCTCGGCCATGTGTTCTGGTGGGGCATGTACGCTCGTTGATCTTTCGTGTACTTGCCTCGCACCTGCCTGGACTGCATTTCTTGCGTGTTAAAAAATGCATTAGTGCATTGACTGTATATGCATCCATGCATAATCTTGGGCCTGCCCGTTAACATCGCACCCCAAACATCCTGGAGGCCCGGCATGACAAACGAGCAACAATTGTTGTTGGACCTGCCGATCTGGCTTGTCGTCACGCTTGCAGTGGTCAGCGGGGTGTCCGGGGAAATGTGGCGCGCCGACAAGGAGGGCGCCCGTGGCTGGTCGCTGCTGCGACGAGTGGCCCTGCGCTCCGGGGCCTGCATGGTCTGCGGTGTCTCGGCAATGATGCTGCTGTACGCCGCCGGGATGTCGATCTGGGCCGCTGGCGCCTTCGGGTGCCTCACGGCGATAGCCGGGGCCGACATGGCCGTTGGTTTGTACGGGCGCTGGGTGGCCAGGCGCATCGGTATAGAGGACGGGCCGCAGCGCGATTCTCGCTCCGACCAACAGTGAATCGGTGTCGCTCTGCTCGCTGGCATGAGCGCGGCGCAGCGCGACACAACACGGCGCAACAATTGCTGGCGAGGCTTGCGCGGGGCAGATCTGTAATCTTGCGATCGGGGCACGGTGTCCAACACGCTGAAGACGGAATTCCACCAACCTCACCTTGCCAGTCTCATGCATCAATCAAAGGAGCGAGCGATGCGCCTCACCGAGCAACAGTTACTCATGATTTTTCCAGTCGCCCGCACTCGGGCGGGCGTGTTCATCCTGGCCCTCAATGACGCCATGGCACGTCGTAATATCAATACTCCGGTGCGCACTGCCGCCTTCCTGGCGCAAATCGGCCACGAGTCGGGGCAGTTGCAGCATGTGCGGGAGTTGGGCAGCGAGAAGTATTTCGAGAAATACGATGCCGGGGTCCTGGCCAGGCGCTTGGGCAATTCCCCTGGCGACGGTCAACGCTACCGGGGCCGTGGTCTGATCCAGGTCACCGGCCGTAGTAATTATCTGCAATGCAGTCGGGCACTGTTTAGTGATGAGCGCTTGTTGCAACATCCCGAACTGTTGGAGCTACCACAGTGGGCCGCTGAGTCCGCCGCCTGGTTCTGGGAGCGAAACGGCCTTAATGAACTGGCCGACGGCGATGAGTTCAACAGTATTACCCGACGGATCAATGGGGGCTTGAACGGGCTGCAGGATCGGTTGCTGCTTTGGGAACGGGCAAAGGCGGTGTTATGCCCGCCTGCAAGTCTGTGAGGCCTGCGTCAGAGCGGTTGCCCGCTCACATTTTGATCGGTCCTGTCACTTGCAAGCGCTACTCGCTCGTGTACGTTAGGCCCCATTCCGCTCGATCAGGAGATGACCGTGAAAGAAATCACTCAGCTGGCCGCTGAACTCGGCAGGCGCCTACAGGTTCTCAATGCCCACGTCACCGCCGCAGAGTCCTGTACGGGCGGCGGTATCAGCGAGGCGATTACCCGGATACCGGGTAGCTCGGCATGGTTCGAGGCCGGTTATGTCACCTATTCCAACCGACAGAAGACGCTTCAGCTGAATGTCCCGACCGAATTGTTTTCAACGGTGGGGGCGGTCAGTCGGGAAGTGGTCGAGGCCATGGTCCGTGGAGCACAGGAAAAGAGCAGTGCACGTTTTGCCGTGGCGGTCAGCGGAGTGGCAGGGCCGGACGGCGGTTCGCCAAACAAGCCGGTGGGCACCGTCTGGTTGGCGTGGGGTGTCGACGAGCAGGTGTTCAGCGAGGTGCAGCACTTTGCCGGTAACCGCGACGAGGTTCGCCGACAAACGGTGAAGGCCGCGCTAGAGGGGCTGCTGCGTCATGCCGCGGGAGAAATCTCAAATCAGGGGTAGGCGATCCGCAAACGCTGTGGAATAATACTGTCTACTTATACAGGTGTTGGCCGTCAGGCCTTATTGATTACGTGAG